TCGGGCCATGGCCCGCAATCCCCAGGTGTTTCTGATGGATGAACCCCTCTCAAACCTGGACGCCAAACTGCGGATGGAAACCCGCGCCCAGATCGTCAACCTGCAACGGCAACTGGGCATCACCACCATCTACGTCACCCACGACCAGGTGGAGGCCATGACCATGGGCCATCGCATTGCCGTCATGTACCAGGGCCAAATTCAGCAGGTAGCTCCGCCCCTGGAGTTATACAACCGCCCCGCCAACCGCTTTGTGGCCGAATTCATTGGTTCGCCGCCGATGAACTTTATCCCGGTGCAGGTGCAGGCTCCATACCTGCTGATTCACCCGGAATTTCGCCTTTCCCTGCTGGGGGATTGGGAAGATCGCCTTTTGGCCTACGATGGCCAATCTCTGCTGCTGGGGATTCGGCCCGAACACCTGAGCTTGGCCCTGCCCGCCCCCAAAAATATCCGTGGCCATGTTACCCACCTAGAAGCCCTGGGCAGCGAAACCTACCTAACGGTGCAGAACGACCACCTCACTGTTACGGATCGGGGGGGATGGGATCTGGGGGGTTGGGTGGGCTGAGATGGGATGAGCCGGGATGTATTGGGCTGACTGGGTTTTGGGCGCTGCGACATGGTGGCGCTTTTTTGTGGGTGGATCAGGTTGTTGGGGTGTGACGGTTGGGGTGGATCAGGAATTTGGGATCTGGGGGTGTGTGACAGTTGGGTGGTTTGCGACACGGTGGCGGGTTTAAGGGGGCTTTAAGGTGGGGTGGGAGCGGTGGCCCTGGTGGTGGTGGCCAGGGCGGTGGTGGTGCATTGCTGCGCGAATGCACCCTACGGGGTGGGGTCTTTGGTGGGGGGGAGTTTGCTGAGGTCTAGGGTGGTGAGCTGGTGGAGGCAGGTGAGGATGGGGGCTAGTTGTTCGGGGCTGTCGAAGTCGGGGTGGGTGGCGAGGGCGTGGGCTTTGGTGAGTAGGGCTTCGATGGCTTCGAGGCGGAGCTGGTCGCGTTGGGCTTGGCGCATTTCTTCTAAGGCCCAGCGGGCCTCGGTGATGGGGTCTACGGTGAACATGGCTTTACCTCTGGGTAAAATGGGGTAAAGCCCTTTGTACAGCTTTAGTTTAGCCCTGCTGCGGTGCCCCCGCTGCGGGGCTTTTGCTGGGTTTGGGGGTGGTGTTGCGGGGTGTTAAGGCGGGTGTGCCAGTTGGGGGCCAGGGGCTATGGAAAGCAGGGGCTATGGAAAGCGAATTTCCTCACCTATGGAAAGCTATGGAAAGCTATGGAAAGCTATGGAAAGCGAATTTCCCCACACATGGAAAGCACCGGGGAGCCATCGTTGCGGAAGGAATTTAAACACGGCGGCTCGATGCTAGTCGCTGGTGTTTAAATAGCCGAGCCGTTTTTCGCCTTGGTACTGCGCTGACGATCTGGGTTCTCCTCAACCGGCAGGTCGCCAACCAGAGCCAGGTAGTATGCCCGCTGATCCTCTTGGAGCGCGTGGATGATTTTCTGCAGGTTGGCTACGGAAACGCTGTCGCCCCCATTCTTGAACTCACTGATCTGTGACTGGTTGACCCCAGTCTCACGCGCCAACCTGGCTCCGCTGATGCGGAACTCGAACATGGTGCGGCGTAGGGCTTCTCCGAATTGCATCCGAATCTCTTGGAATACGTTGAATAACTTAAATATACCGTTAAGTTCTCTATGGCGTCGATAGTTCAAGTTTACTAAGATTGCCTACACACCTTGAAAATTGTTAATTCCATACGGTTGACATATTTTTTATTAGGTGTTTTGGTATTCTTAAGTTATTCGACGTGATCGAAGGTTAGGCGGTATGACGAAGACCGAAGAGGGGTTGACCCCTAATCACATCCGACGAGCCGAGTCTAGGCAGATTGCCCAGATCTTCGGCACGACAGAGCAGACGGTCTACAACTGGCGCTCTGGAAACAGCTTCATCTCTGGGAAGTTGCTGGAACAGGCTAGCCTTCGCACGGGCCTCTCAAAGGAAGTCCTGATCCGTGGGCTTGACCTGTTCCGGGAAGACTACCGTCGCGCCAGGGATGCGCGGGAAGACGTGAGTGAGTTCCTTAGAACTCTGAAGGTGACGGCAACTGCTGACGAGGTGGCGTGATGACCGGACAGATTCTATCCGCGAAGCTTATTTCTGATGCCGTTGGCGTAACGGTTCAGGCAGTCATCCAACGGATGTGGCGGCTTGGCATTGCGCCTACGAAGTTGCCTAGTTCTAAGGCTTCGTGCTGGACGATAGATCAGCTACCTCCCGACTGGCGGGAGATCGTTGGGGAGGTTTATCAGATCCCCTATAGCCTGCCGAAGCCTCGCGTGGCGCTAGATGTTTGGGTTGAGGTTGACCGGGTGGCCTTGATGCTGGGTGAACGGGCAGAGATGGTTGAAGCTCACCTGGTAACGTCTGGCGTTGACGACCGTGGCTGTGAATTTTGGCTGCTTGACCCTCGGTTTCCTCAGGCTTGGCAGCGGATAATTTGCGAGGCGCTGGGCCTGGAATGGCGGCGTGATGTGATTGATACGGTTTTGAGAAAGGCGATGGTGTCATGAAAGAGATTTGGCTTTCCTCTCCTGAACAATCAAGCCTGATCGGAGTTTCGAGGCAGGCGATTAACGACTATTTAAGGGGTGCTGATGTGCCGACCCGGCCACGGTCAGGGGTCAAGGGGCAGGAAGCAAACGTCCTTCACCCTGCCTACCGCTCAGATTGGCAGGCGATCATCGTTGAGAAAATGGGCCTCTCTCTATATAAGGAGGCCGGGGAGATGGTGGGCGGTGCCCAGCCCGTGGATGAGGCGGTGGCGGTGGATTGTGAGGTGGTGGTGGATGAGCCCTCACCCCCTAGCCCCCTCTCCCAGGGAGGAGAGGGGGAACCGGAGGGGTTGCATTCTGGGGATTGGCAGTTGACCCACTGCAAAGACTTTGAGCGACCGATGGGCACCCGGTCAGAGGTGCGGGCGGCGGCGCGGGCGCTGGTGTTGGCGCTGGTGGCACCGTGGTGCGTGAGGCACCGGGTGGAGGGCCAGGTGGATTGCGAGTATCGGTTTTGTGAGGCGTATGGCCTGGGCCAGGTGGCGGTGCCCGACTGGGTGCGGGAGCATGTGAGGCGGGTGAGCCGCAGCACCCTGCACCGCTGGCGGCAACTGCGCGACCAGGGCAGCGCCGGGACAGATGTGGCCGTGGGGCCACTGGGCGGCAAACACCGCAGCGGCCCACTGAACGGGATTCGGGAGGATGCGGAGCTAGAGAAAATGGTGTGGGGCGTGTTGAGTGAGCAGACCCTTGCGGCCTGTGGGCCAAGGACGGTGTATCGCCGCTTGCAACGGGCCTTGCCAGAGGAACAATGCCCCAGCTATGCCCAGGTATTGCGGTATTTAAGGTGGTTTCAAACCGAGTGTAAGGTTCAGTTTTTGACGCTGGTTAGCCCCAAAGATTTTCGGAACAAGGTGGCGATGGCGATTGGGCGGCTGGATCAAGACTTGGAGCCGAACCAACGCTGGCAGCTCGACTTTACCCGCAACGACGTGTTGCTGGAACTGGAGGGTAAGGTGGCCCGATTTGCCGTGGGCATGGTGCTGGATGTGGCGACGCGGCGGCGCAAAGTGCTGCTTAGCCCGGTGCCCAAGGGCGAGACCACGGCCCTGCTGCTGCTGGCGGCGATTGAAGACTGGGGGATGCCGACCGAGATTAGGCCCGACAACGGGCGAGAGTTCATCAACAGCCGGATTACGACCCTGTGCAACACCCTCGGAATTATTGTGAACCCGTGCATACCGGGCAAGCCGCAAGAGAAGGGCAACGTAGAAAAAGCCCTGGGCGACCTGGTGCGACGGATGGAAGCCGAACCCAGCTTTGTGGGGCACAACGTAGCCCAGCGGGAACAGATTAGGGCGGCGAAGGGAGAGCAGTTTTTGCTAGAGAACGCGCCCCAGTTTGAAACCTTCCAACGCTGGTTGGATGCGCTGACCGAGGAGATTCACCAGACCGCCCACACTGGGGTGGGCATGGATGGCCTTAGCCCCAATGCCAAGCTGGCCGAGTTTGTGGCGCAGGGCTGGCGGCGGACAGATTGCCCCTTGGGCGAAACCGAACTGCGACGGCTGGCCTACTCTGCCGAAGTGACAGCACGGCGGGATTGCGTGGTGTGGGAAGGCAAGCGGTACATTACCGAGCACCTGGCCCTGGTGAGCGCTGGCGACAAGCTGCGAGTGGCGATGGATGGCAACGACCTCCGGCGCATCCATGTTTATAGCCTGGACATGCAGAACTACTACGGCATGGCCAAGTGGGAGATCGCCATGAGCAAGGCCGAGCTGATTGCAGCGGCCCAGACCGCCAAGCGGATTCAGCAGGGGATTGTGGCCGGGACTAAGGAAGCTGCCAAGGCCGGGAAGCGGGTGGTGCGGGAACTGGAGAAGCGGCCTGATTTGGCGCTGTCGCCCACCGCTGACCTGGTGGCCCAGCAACAGGTGACCGAGGCGGTGCGGGTGGCCATGGTGGCAGAGGCCGGGACAGAAACGGCGGCAGCGATGGCCTTGGTGCCCTCACCCTCGCAGCCCTCACCCCCTAGCCCCCTCTCCCAGGGAGGAGAGGGGGGACAAGAGGAGCCGAGTCGGTTTAAGGCTCCGTGGCATTGGTTTGCCTTCCACTATCGGGCGGGGAACCACGAAGCCGATCCGGAACTGCGGAAGCACATGGCGATGGAGCTAACCAGCACAGGCCGGGACAACATTACCGGGGTGCTGAGCCTGGATGCCGACGCGGCCTATGCCCTGGGCCAAGAGTTTGGACTATCGACGACTGAGGCAGACGACCTGCGCGAGGGCGTGCTGAAGAAAGAACGGGCTCACAAGCTATGGGCGGAACAACGCCGCCGCTTTGCCTGAAGCCCGTAGAACTTGACTTGAATAGGAGTAAAACTTTGAGACCCATTGTATCAGAGACAGAAAACGTTTGCCTATTGGCCGATGCCTACCGGGCGCTGTGGGAAACGCCGGAGGGCGTGGAACAGGTGGCGCTGGTGTATGGCCAGAGCGGCCTGGGCAAGACGACGGCCACCAACTGGTTGAGCCTGAACAACAACGGCATTTTCCTCCGGGCCACACCGCTGTGGACGCCCAACGTGATGCTGCAACGGATGACCGTGGAGGTGGGCAAAGAACCCCGCAACCGCAACCAAGACATGCTGGATGCGCTGCAAGAAAGCCTGACCCTGCACCGTCGCCCGATCTTTATTGACGAGGCCGACATGCTGTTTCAGACCAACAACCCCGGTCGGCTGCTGGAGACCCTGCGCAGCGTGTATGACGTGGCCCGGTGCCCGGTGGTGCTGGTGGGGATGGAATTGATTAAGGCCAAGATTGCCCGCTGGCCGCAGCTCAACCGACGCATCACCCAGGTGGTGGAATTTAGCCCGCTGAGCCTGACCGATGCGCGGCAACTGACCCTGGACTGCTGCGAGGTGGAGGTGGCCGACGACCTCCTCCACGACCTGCACCGACAGGCGGGGGGCAGCGCGGGCTATTTGGTGAACGGCCTGAGCCGGATTGAATTTCATGGCAAGAAGCTGGGCGGACGGCCCGTAACCCTGGCCGACTGGAAGGCCGTGGGGCAAGCGTACTTTTTGGATAGGAGGTGATGAGGATGCAGACCCGAAACCGACAGGCGCGATTGTTGATTTGGCGGGCGATGGCCCGCATGGGGGAGTTTACGGTGGGCGAGGTGGCCAGCATGACCAAGCAGCCCTACGGAACCGTGGCCAAGTATGTGGCCGACCTGAAGACGTGGGACTATGTGACCTGCGTTCGGCCTCGGACTCCGGCTGACCCCGACCGGGCGGCGATCTATCGGCTGGCACTGCACACGGGGCCACACGCCCCCCAGCCCACCGCCGAGGGCATGGCCGACCCCAACCTAGACCCCCAGCACCTCGACGGCCTGACCCGCACATGGTTGGCGATGCGGCAACTGACCCAGTTTGACAGCCCCACCCTGCAAAGCCTGACCGGGCTGAAGCAGCAGACGGTGGAAACCTACGTGAGCAAGTTTTTGAGGGCGGGCCTGGTGGCTGTGGTGCGGCCCCACCACAGCGGATCGCCCATCGGCAGCTATCGCAGCTATACCCTGGTGCGGAACCTTGGCCCCTTGGCCCCGGTATTTCGGCGGGATGGCAGCGTGTTTGACCCCAACGCCGAGCGCATTTTATCCACCACTGGGAGGGCAAGCTGATGGCTGGAGCGGATTGGTTAAACGCCCTTAGAAGCCGGGTTAAAGAAAGCTCTCAGGCCACCGTGGCCCGCGAGTTGCAGGTGAGCGACACGACCATCAGCCAGGTGCTAAGCGGCAAGTATGGCGCGGCCACCACCACCATTGAGCGCCTGGTGCGAGGCAAGTACATGGGCGACCGGGTGACGTGCCCTGCGGCGGGGTTCGCCTTGCCCACCCACCTGTGTGTGGCTTACCAAAAAATTCCCTTTGCACCAGGCAACCCGAATCGGGTGCGGTTTCAGATGGCCTGCCCAGAGTGCCCCAATTATTTGCGGGGCAGCAAGCCCCAGGCGATGGATGGCTAGCGAGTAGCTGGGTGGTGGGCGGTGCCCACCCTACGAGATGACGACAACTGGCACGGGAAAAGCGGCCCTGGGGGCTGGTGGGATCGTGCGTCCTTTTTTACCTACGGAGAAGAGCCATGGCGTTGGAGTTTTTGGAGAGTGAGTTGCGGCTGGGCCTGAAAGACGTGGAGACGTTGAAGGCGTGGCAGTTGCACTACCTGCGGATGGCCGAGGAGCTGCTGGCCTGGGCGGGGAAGCTGGCCAGTGAGCCGGAGCTACAGGCGGGGCTGGACTTGGGGGCCGACCTGTGTGCGGCCCAGGCCAAGCGACTGGGGGCGATGGCGGCGCGGCGGGAATGGCTGGACAGCACCTATGTGCATGGCCAGTTTGTGGCGGCGCGGCATGAGTGGCGGATGCGGATGGAGCGGCTGGAGCGGGAGGAAAAGGCGGCACGGGCTGGGGTGGCGGCATGAGCGCACCACGGCTTTGGCAGGTTTTTTTCTATGGCATGGCGGTGCATTTGGCGGGGCTTTGGGGATGCCATGTGATGGTGTCGCCTCGCCGGGAGGGAGGCCGACAACTGCTGCGGATTGTGGTGCAGCGGGAGGTGGCAGGACAGAAGGAGATGCCCGTGATTGCTGAGTTTGATGTGGAGGTGTGAGGTGGGTTGGTTGGTGTTGGCCGTGGTGCTGGGGTTGGCGGGGTGCGATGGCGATTGGGTGCCTGCCCAGTTGCCTTCGGAGACCTCACCCCCTAGCCCCCTCTCCCACGGGGAGAGGGGGGACAGGAGAGAAGACAAACCCTTTTTTGGAGGAATGACGGTGGATACGTGGAACTGGAGCGATGAGCAACTGGAGCAGGTGGACGACATCTTTGAGCGCGTGGAGGCGTTGGTGGCCGAGGCGCGGGATGCGATGACCACCGAGGCGACGGCCAGGGCGATGCAGGCGGTGCCGGGATACAGCATCCAGGTGGCGCGGCAAAACCTGCGGCAACTGCTGACGGAAACGATGGTGCTGTTGGAACTGTGTGATTTAACCCCGGTTGAACGGAGCGAGTGGAATGGACGATTTAGCAGCATTGCGGGACAGCCACGACGGGCTATTGGAGCAGTTGGAGGGGATGGGGCCAGTGGAGCGGGCGGAGGTGCGCCAGCGGATGTTGGCGAACCTGGTGACGTGCCAGACGGTGTTGGCCTGCCTGGATGTGATCGAGGGGTGCAGGCCGGGGATGGCAGTGCGGGAACGGATTGCCCCGTGGCCGACCCCGGCGAGTGCTCCGCCGACCCGACCCAGACGGGAGCCGAGGTTGCCTAGGTTTTGACCTCAGCCCCGGCCCCTCTCCCACCCTTGGGAGAGGGGAGCAAGAGAAGGGACAGCGTTGTTTAGCAGAGAGGAGGACGCGATGGATAGCGGACGTGGATCGGGGCGGTAGAGCCCTCACCCGTAGGGTGCATTCGCGAAGCAATGCACCTACCGGAGACCTCACCCCCTAGCCCCCTCTCCCAGGGGGGAGAGGGGGGACAGGAGATGGAGATCCCCCCCTGCCCCCCGTGGGAAGGGGGGTGAGTGAAAGAAGACCAGATGTTTATGGAGGATTTAGACGATGTTTAAGCAGCCTTTGAATGAAGCGAATGTGCCTGCCTGGGCGATTGAGGAACAGCCTGCGCTGACCTTTGATGGGGTGCCTCGGCAGTATCGGTTTGATGGCGAGGTGGGCGAGTTTTTGGTGGGGGAGATTGGGGCTGGCAAGGCGATCCGCATCCAGTTGTTTAACCGTCGATTGGTGACGGGGGAGCGCTGGGGCCGACCTAACCAAACCTGGATCGACCTGGCCTTTGTGGATGAGCAGGGCGTGGTGGGCGTGATGGCCCTGAAGAAGGAAAGCGCCATCAACCTGATTGAGACCTTTACGAGCGACCTGCGTCTGACGAGCCACAGCCGCCTGCATCCGAGTGCGGTGCGGTTGGGCCTGCGGGCGGTGGAGCGCGAGGGCGAGGACGGCACCTACTGGGTGGTGGAGGTGAGCGACTGGGAACTGGTGACGCAGGCCGAGTTTGACCAGGTGCGCCACTTTGCCGAGAGCGGCGAGTTTCGCTGGGTGTTCCTGGGCGAGGCGGGGGTGTAGCGGTGGGGCAGACAGTTTTTCAATCGTTGCGGCTGACGAAGCAGGAGATCCAGGATCGCTTTTTGGCCTACCTGAAGCAGCGGGAGGTGGTGAAGTTGTCGAGCTTTTGCACGGCGATCAACCTGCCCATCCAGCCCAAAAAAAAGGGGAGCGGCAAAGCCTACCACACCGCCCGCAAGGTTGACTCGATTGTGAGGCCGCTGCTGGCTAGCCCAGATTGCCGGGTGGAGACGGGGCAAGGGACAAGCCACTGGGAGGTGCGGTATCACCTGAAGCCGCCCAAGCCGCCGAGCTTCCCTCCCCGGCCCCAGGGTCAGGTGACGGTGACGGTTGACCCCTACTTGGCGACCTGGCGACCGGGGCAACTGGCGGAGGACGAACTAGAGGCGCGGCGGTTGCGACGGGAACGGCAAGCGGCCTTTGATGCGGAACGGCGGGAGGAGATTGAGGCGGCGCGGGAGTGGGCGGGGAAGCCCACGGCCCCGGAGACCTCACCCCCTAGCCCCCTCTCCCAGGGGGAACTGGGCCGGGCACTGTCGGGAGGCAATTACCAGGCTGATGAGAACACAACTACTACGGAGATGGAGACCATGGCACGGAAGCAGGCTCGGACAACTGAGGCGTGTAAGGCGGCGCTGACGGCGGTGCTCAAGCAGATCCCGTACTGGGAAGATGCCGACTTGATGCAGACGAGGGTGGCCGAGGCGGCGGGGCTGAGTTCGGGATTTTTCCATCGGCACACTGGGGAGCGTGAGCGGGTAAAGGTGGCCTTGCAGGAGGAGAAGCGGCGGCGGGATGAGGCGGCGGCTAAGGTCTTGGAGACCTCACCCCCTAGCCCACTCTCCCCCCTGGGAGAGGGGGAACCGGAGGGGGTTCTGCCCAACGGCCCTGATCGTGCGACGGAGCTTGAGGAGGAGGTGGCTTCTCTGGAGTTTCGGGAGGCGGATTTGCGGGAGGACTATGAGCGGCAGATTCGGGAGTTGCAGGAGCAACTGGCGGCGACGGCGCGGCGCAATGCGGAACTGGAGGCGCAGTCTGCGGTGTTGGAACGGCAGGCCGTTGACCCGATGGAGGCGCTGATGGTGCGGCGGGTGGAGTTGCAACGGCAGATTGCGGCCATCCAAACAGAGATGGAGCGGCTTGGGAATGAACAGTTGGCGCGGATGGAGGACTTGCGGGCGATTGCCCATGCGATGGCGTTGTTGGAGCCCTCACCCCCTAGCCCCCTCTCCCAAGAAGGAGAGGGGGAGCCGGAGCCGGAGGTGGCGGCGTGAACTGTGTGAACTGCCCCGCCGAGCCTGCGGAGCATCTGGAGTTGTACTGCCAGCGGTGCTGGGAGGACTACTGCGCTAGGGGCTGGTGGCAACTGCTGAGTGAGATCGGAAAACAGATTGAAGGGAGCGACGGTGATGGATGAACCGAATCGGAGTTGGTTGTTGGTGAGTCGGAACCCGGATAGGTGGATCAACATCGCCACGGCACGGGGGTTGGATGTGAGCAGTGACGGCACCAGCAAGCTGTGGTGGATTAGCAATGCGGCCCCGGCGTTGCTGAACCGGGAGGAGACCCGGACGGTGTTGGCGGCGATTGGGCCGTTTCCGCTGGAGGGTAGCCCGGATGGGGCGTTGCCGTTCCCGGAGCCCTCACCCCCTAGCCCCCTAGCCCAGGGGGGAGAGGGGGAACTGGATGGGCGGTTGCGTCGGCCTCGGCGGAGGGCGGGGTGATGGCGAAGAACCCTAGGCGGTTGCCGTTTGTGTATTTCGTTTGCATTGAGGACTATGCCCACGACCTGAGTGAGCGGCGGGTGGAGGACGACATTATTGCGGCCCTTGACCTGGCGGTGAGTGTGGCCCAGTGGCCGACCAGTCGGCGGGTGTGGCTGGAGTGGATTAAGGATGAGGCCGATAACCGGGAAGTGATTGGGGAGGTGTTGCGATGAGTGAGATATTTGGCGACCTGACTGAGTTTCTGGGCATCCAGCCGGGGAGCTTGGAGAACAAGACCGATGAGGACTTGGCGGTGGAGTTCAAGCTAGAGCAGGCGAACGCCAAGCACTCGGCGATTCGGCAGGCGATGGGCACCATGCTCTTTGATGCCCGCGACTGTGGGCGGCTGTTGCTGGAGGCCAAGCGCCTATGCCGCCATGGCGACTGGGGCCGCACCTTGGCCGAGTGCTTTGAGGGCAGCTCTCGCGAGGCCCAGCGCTACATGCAGATTGCGCGGGATTGGGCGGTGCTGGAGCCTGTGGTGTTGGCCAATTCCGACGCCGCCCCCAAAAACGACACTGTGTCGTTTTTGAGCCTTCGCGGTGCGCTGGCGCTTTTGGCGGAACCGAGGGAAGCGCCCCAGTTGCCGCCTGCACCGGAGATTGAGGTGATTGATGCTGAGGTGGTGGAACCCGATTCCGTAGGGTGCATTCGCGAAGCAATGCACCAGGCCCAAGAACCGGAAGGGCCGAAGCGGTTGGATAACCCAGAGGCCCACAACGAGCACTACACGCCGGATCGCATCTTGGAGGCGGTCTATGCCTGTCTGTGGGAGGTGGATCTTGACCCGTGCTGCAACCCTGGAGAGCCGAACGTGAAGGCGGCGGCTCACTATCGGCGGGAGGATGACGGCCTGCGGCGGACGTGGCGGGGGCGGGTGTTTGCCAATCCGCCCTACAGCCCCACGGGGGAGCTGGGCCGCTGGACGGAGTGGCTGTTGCGCCAGTATCGCGAGGGCAGCGTGACCGAGGCGATCTACCTGGTGCCTGCCTACACCGACACCCAGTGGTGGTATGAGCTACGGGATTTTCCGGTGTGCCTAATTCGCGGACGGCTGACCTTTAAGGGCAACGCCGACGCGGCCCGGTTCCCCTCGGCGGTGTTTTACCTGGGCCGCAATGCCAGCGCCTTTGGGGATGCCTTTGCCCACCTGGGCGATTTTTGGATGCGGACATTACTGGAGGACTAGACCGATGAACGAGAACAACTTAGACGCGCTGGTGAAGGATGCCGTTTTTCGGAGCAAGCATAGGCTGATTTCCCTGGAGCAGGCCATTGCCCATGAGCGCAACATCCTTGAGGGGATTGAATCAACGATGGCAGACGGGCTAGGGCTGGACGACCTCCCTATCCTGGTCGATCTGAATGCGGCCATTTTGAGCACCCTGAAAGCGGCCACCGAACTGCGGCTGCTGGTGCAGTTGCGGCGGCAGGCGGGGCGGTTTGTGGCTGACGAAAACGAAACCTTTGACGGGAGCGATTTTTAGCTATGCACTGTCCTCACTGTGGCAAGCCGATTGACCGACAGGCCGCTGCCTTTCAGCGGCACAAATACCCGGAGCTGGTGGGCGTGGGCCTGGGCCACCTGTGGACGGGGCCGGGGTTCAACGATTTTCAACCCCAGTTGGTGATGGGGACGCGCAAGTTCCTTCGCAAGCACGAGCTACCCGCCGAGGTGGGCGATGCCATCAACGCCATCCGCAACAAGATCCGCCAGGGGGATTGGGGCTATTTGGAGCAGCGGTTTGAGGAGGGACAGCCGCCCTTACCCCCTAGCCCCCTCTCCCAGGGAGGAGAGGGGGGACAAGAGCCGACCATGCCCAAGGCGGAACCGTGGGTGCCGATTTGGGAGATTGAGAAGTGAGCGATTTAGGAGGATTTGGTATGCAGCAGGTTTACACCTACGCCTTAGGCTGGGCGGTTGATGCGGAAGATATGGGGTCGATTTGCCCTGAGGTAATCAACACATTGGAGCCAGTCCAAGTGGGCGACTTGATTGAGTTGGACGAAGGAGAAATGATGGATGGGAGGCTGTCGATGACTAGGACTAGAACCCGTGAGAAGGCCAGCCTCACCAGTTCACATGGGAACCTTTACATCCGCTACAGCTATGAGGGGAGGAGAAACCAGTTCCCGCTAAAGCTGCGCGACTCGGAGGAAAACCGAGCGCTGGGAGAGCAATACTGTCGGCGGCTGACCTTGGCCTACAAGGCTGGGAACTTTGACACTGAGCTTGCTGCGATCCGTTCTGAGCGGATCTTAGCCGAGGCCCAAGGGGCTTTGATCGAGGTGCAGGGAGGGGAGCCGATCTGGGAGCCCAACCCCTTTGCTAAGCAGCCCAGCGAGGAGAGAGAGCCGGAGGCTGATGATTTTGAGGCGATGTTTGCCGAGTTGAAGGCCCAGACAATGGCAAATGCCTTGGCCATTGATTCCCTAGTCGAAACCCAGCGGCAGGCCATTGCAGACCTCACCGACCTGGTGAGCGAGTTTTGCGGTGGGACGCTGAGGATGAAACGAACGGTGCAGGCCATCGCGGCAACCCTGAATCAGGATGTGGCTAAGGCCAAGCGGATTGAAAACGCGATCCTGAAATCGCTGAAGGCAAGGCCCAAGACAGCGGGCAACATTCGGAACCGCAGCCGCATTCTCAAGGAGGAAGCGGACTACGAAACCCTGTGCATCATCCTAGACCGGATGGTTGAGCAGGGGCGACTGAACCGGGATGGCAACTTCTACGCCCTCCCCAGGATGGAGGACGATGACCGAACCCCTAGCCCAACGGATTGACCGGGCGCTGGCTTGGCTGGCGGAGAACCGGGAAGCGGTGGCGGCGGCGCTGCCGTTGCGGGTGGGCGGGGTGATTTACCTGCCCACCTGCCTCGACAAACTCGACGGCTGGGTGGAAGCGTACCGGGCTGGAACGCTGAACCCACGGCTGGCAGAGTGCTACATTCTCACCCCCTTAAGGGGGCTTTATAAGGGGTTTAACCGCAATGAAACCACTGACTGATGACGACCTATCGCCCTACCGCAAGCAGGCGATCAAGCTTATCCACGTTGCCAAGCGGCAACTGGGCCTGAGCGAAGACGACTACCGCACGGTGCTGGCCAGTGCCACGGGCAAGGAGAGCTGTGCAGAGATGAGCCTACCGGAACTGAACCGGGTGATGGACAGGTTGCGGGAGTTGGGCTTTAAACCCAGCGGTGGGCAGAAGGCCAAGGGCCGCAAGCTCAGCCCCAAGACCCGCCACAAGGATCCGGCCACCAAAACCCAGATCGACAAGATTCGGGCGCTGTGGATCGCCTGCGCCGAAGTGGGTGCGGTGAGCAACCGCTACGAGCAAGGGCTGAATGCCTTTGTGAAGCGCATGGCCAAGGTAGAGCGGGTGGACTGGCTTCGGAGTTCCTACGATGCCAACAAGGTGATTGAGGCGCTGAAGGCCATGTATGAGCGGAAGACGGGGGAGAAGCCGGAGCCGGAGATCCCCCCTGCCCCCCTTACCAAGGGGGGTGAGGCTGATGGATGATGTGGCGGGCATTTTGGCCAGCATTGCCGAGCGCCTGGAGCTAGACCGAGATGAGGTGGGGAATCCCCTGCCACCAGGCGAGTTCCTGACGCTGAGGTTCGATTGCGAGGTGGAGCTAACCCGCCTGGGCCTGACCTGGAAAAGTGAGCGGGTGCGGGCGTTCTTTGCCCGGTGCAACCCCAGCCGCCCTACGCTGGATGGCCAGGATGCGGCGGCACTGAGGGCACTGCTGGGCAAGCTGAGAAGCCTGTGAGCCCTCACCCCCAGCCCCTCTCCCCCCTGGGAGAGGGGAGCCGGAAGATAGCCGGGGTTCTGACGGAGCCCCGGTTTTTTGTTGAGTGCCTGTAACCAAAGGGCTGGGGGCAGATCGCAGTACGGGGGGTCTCGGTTAGATTGTGGGGTGTAGAGCTTGCCCCGAATGGGCTGGAGGGGATCGTGAATAGCAAAGGCAGATTCACGGCGGAGCTGATTCGGTTGGTGGGGTTTGGGGCGGCGCAGAAATTGATCGACCACTACGGCAACCAATTTCTGACGGTGCCCCACACCCTAGAGGCCGACCATCCCCTAGCGGTGCTGCTGGGGCCAGAGGCGGCAGAGCGACTGATTTGGCACTACGGCGGGATGCGGCTGCTGATTCCGAAGGGCTACGAGATTGCCATTGTGCGGCGCAACCAGGCCATCCGCGAGGCCAGTGCGGCGGGGCTGACGGGGCCAGAGTTGGCCCAACGGTTTGACCTCAGCCACCGCCAGATCCGGGCCATTCTGCACCAGCCGCCCGTGTGCTTGGCAGCCCTGCCGCCTGAGGCCGCCGCACCCTGGGGGAGACAATTAAGGCTGTTCTGAGCGTCAGCTAGACAACAGCCAAATGGATATCTCCGTGCTAGTCGCCAGCGTTCTTTGGCCCAGTGATGGGCTGGGGAGCGCTGCTTTTTTCTTGGAGGTGCCCGTTGAGATCCGTGATGGGGCGGTGGCTATCCCTACTGAGTTTTTGGTGGCGGCTGCGCTGGGCGGGGTGTTGTGGTTGTTCAAGGTTTTGGCGGCGCGGGAGTTCAAGCGCTTCACTGAGATTTTGGATCGGCACGACCGGGCTATCGAAATCCTCCAGAAAAGCGATACCAACCAACAATTCGACCTCACCCAGATCGCCCGACTAGAAGCCAATCAGGAGCGCATCAAGCAAGAACTGGCCGACGACACCAAGGCGCTCTCAACCCTGCCCCGACTGCTGGAACAGGTGGAACGGCTGCAAACCGAGAACGGCCAACTGAACGAACGGGTGCAACGCCTGGACAACGTGAAGCTGGTGCTGCGCCAAACCCAGGAACTATTGCAACAGTGCCAGCGCGACGTGCTGACGCTGCGGGCCGAGGTTGCGGCGGGCTACATCAGCGAAGAGAAATACGTGCGGGAGATGACGGTGCTGACCTCTCGGATAGACGCGGTGTGGGAACGCATCGACAGCACCCTCGGCCACCGTGGCCAACGATTTTTGGAGCCCAGCTAATGACCAACCCCGACCTGGCCCGTGCCAAGCAGCAAGAGATCCGCGCCCAGTTGCTCAAAGCCCTCGACCGCGAACGCCCCAAGCCCGTGGCCGAGAGCGTGCTGATGCGTAGCCTCCTCCAGAATGGTCTTGCCCTCAACCTGGATCTGCTGATCCAGGAATTGGCCTATCTGGAGGCGAAGGGGCTGACGCTGCACCACAACGTGCGGTGGCAGCTGCTACCCCTGGGGGTGGACGTGCTAGAGCACAACGTGCCCGACATCCCCGGCATCCCCGTCAACGGTGCCCTGAGCCCAGAGACCCTGGCCTATCGGCAGGAGGTGCGGGGACGGCTGTTGATGGCCCTATATTTTGCCCGACCCCACGGGGCGACGGCGGCGCTGCTGTGGCGGGCGCTCGATGACAGCGACCTGCCCGTGAGCGACAAGGAGCTAAGCCGCGAGGCGGACTATCTGGCAGGCAAGAACCTGATCGCCATCGATGGCGACGTGGCCCTAGGCGGCTGGAGTGCCGCCCTCACCGCCAGCGGCCAGGACGTGATGGAGTACAACATCCCCGCGCCCCCTGGGGTACGGCTGATTGAGAAGTATTGGGAGTAGCCCGACCTCACCCCCTAGCCCCCTCTCCTAGGAAGGAGAGGGGGGACAAGAGAGAACCCTTTACCCTGTTGCCCTATGGTTGCTCGATCTGCTGTTACCCAACTCCCTGACGAGATTCGCGCCGAACTGGATCGGCGGTTGGTGGCGAGTGGCTTTGGGGGCTATGTGCAGCTTTCCGACTGGCTGGCGGAGCAGGGGCTAGAAATTTCTAAATCCTCCTTGCAGCGGTACGGCTCGCAGTTTGAGAAGAAGCTGGGGGCGTTGCGGGTGGCCAGCCAACAGGCCAAAGCGATTGCCGAGGCGGTGGGCGATGACCAGAACGCGATGGGTGAGGCGCTGGTGAACCTGGCGCAGGAGAAAGCCTTTCAGGTGTTGATGGACATGGACATCGACGCCGAGACCCAAGACTTTAGCAAGCTGACCCGCAGCATTGCCGAGCTGAACCGGGCGGCGGTGCAGCAGAAGAAGTTTGCCGAGGAGGTGCGGGCCAAAGTGGAGGCGAAGTTCAAATCCCTGGAGGAGGGAGCCACCGCCAAGGGCTTGGACGCTGAGACCCTTAACCGTGTGAGGCAGGAAATTTATGGGCTCCTCTGAGGACAAGAAGGAGAAGCGCCCCTTGGGCGACGACACCCCCCGCAAGCCGCTGCGGGAGGCCATCAACGATCAGTACCTCCAGGGCAAACAGGAGGGCAAGAGCGATGCCAGCCATTGAACTCTACTCCTATCAACAGCGGTGGCTGAAGGATCAGCAACGCTTCAAGATCGGCATGTTCGCCCGACAGACGGGCAAAACCTTTACCACCACCCTGGAGATTGCCGACGATTGCCTAGACGCCGAGAGCCAGGGCAGACGAGAGCGCTGGGTGATTCTTTCCCGTGGGGAACGCCAAGCTAGGGAGGCGATGGAGGAGGGCATTAAGCGCCACTTAAACGCCTATCAAGTGGGCTTTGAATCCCTCTCCTACGACTGGGAGGGCAGCTATAAAGCGCTGGAAGTGACCTTGCCCAACGGTTCTAGAATCACCGCCCTACCCGCCAACCCCGACACCGCACGGGGCTTTAGCGCCAACGTGTTCCTAGATGAGTTCGCCTTCCACGCCGACAGCCGCAAAATTTGGCAGGCGTTGTTCCCGGTCATCTCCAAGCCCGGTCTCAAGCTGCGGATCACCTCCACGCCCAACGGCAAAGGCAACAAGTTCTATGAGCTGATGACCGGGACGGATGAGCAGTGGAGCCGCCACCAGGTGGACATCTACCAGGCGGTGGCCGATGGCTTGCCCCGCGACGTGGAGCAACTGCGGGAGGCCATCAACGACCCCGATGCTTGGGCTACGGAATTTGAGCTTCAGTGGTTGGATGAGGCCAGCGCTTGGTTACCCTATGACCTGATTGCCCCCTGCGAGGTGGCCGACCTGATCTTTAGCGATGACAGATGGGTTCGAGCGCATACCGGAGCTAAAGCGTACTATCTGGGCTGGGACATCGCCCGTCGCCGGGACCTATCGATTCTCTGGTTGATAGACGACCAATTCAAGACGGCGGAGATCGTGCGGATGCGGGGCCGGAACTTTGAATTTCAGCAAAAGCAATTCCGGTTCTTGATGGATGCCTACCCCGTGCGCCGTGCCTGCCTAGACCAGACCGGGATGGGCGAGGTATTGGTGGAGCTGGCCCAGCGAGAGTACGGCACCAGCCGGATTGAGGGGGTGCTGTTTAGCGGCACCACCAAGCAAGACCTGGCCACGGTACTCAAGCAGCGCTACGAAGATCGCCAGGTGACGGTGCCCATCCATCGCGATGTGCGCGATAGCCTCCATGCCGTGAAGCGCCTGACCACCTCGGCGGGCAACATCCGCTTTGATGCCGAGCGCACCGACGCTGGCCACGCCGACTATTTTTGGGCGCAGGCGCTAGCCGTCCATGCGGCCACCAACCCTCACCAGCCCATCGAATACGCCAGCCTGGGCACCCCTCGCCTGGGCTACCAACTTGACGGCTTCACCCTCTAACCCCCACCCACCGCCATGCCAGTACCCGCCAACCTGCGCCAAGAATTTGCCACCCTGCAAAAATCCTTCCTCAGCTTCATGGGCTTTTTTGGGGGCCAGGGCTTTGTATTGCAAAACCCCGACCGCACCCTGCAAGCCCGTGGCGGTGGGCAAGGCTTGTTGCTGTATGACCGAGTGATGGAAGACCCCCACGCCCATGCCGTCTTTCAGCAGCGCAAGCTGGAACTGATTGCCCGTGATTGGAAGCTAGAACCTGCCAGCGACGACGAGGCCGACATCAAAGCCGCCGACCTAGTGGATGCCCAGCTAGAGGCGCTGGGGGCGAGGGAGTATGCCCTGGCCAACTACTACGGTGGGTCTGGCTTTGATGGCGTGGCCCTGAACCTGTTGGAGGCGACGGCCAAGGGCTATGGCGTCGGCGAGATTATGTGGGCGCAGGATGGCCAGGAAATCTTTGTGGCCGAGGTGCGACCCAAGGATCAACGGCGGTTTGGTTGGGTGCTGGGCGAAGCCGGAGCCTGGGAACTGCGGCTGATTACCGATGCCAGCGGGAGCCGGGGAGAGCCTATCCCCGACCGCAAGTTCATCTACCACAGCCCCACCGCCAGCGATGCCAACCCCTACGGTTTGGGCCTGTGCAGCAAAGTGTTTTGGCCTGTATTTTTTAAGCGGCAGAACATTCAGTTCTGGCTGATATTTGCCGACAAGTTTGGTAGCCCCACCCCCGTGGGCAAATACCCACCGGGCACCAGCGAAGCCGACAAGGCCATCCTCCTAGAGGCGCTGGCCAACCTCACCCAGGGCATGGCCACCACCCTGCCTGAGGGGATGCTGATTGAGTTTTTGGAGGCCACCCGATCCGGCAACGTGACCACCTATGAGGGGCTGGCCCGGTGGTGCGACGAGCAGATCAGTGAGTGCATCCTGGGCCAGACGGGCACCACCAACCAGAGCGACGGCGGCGGTAGCCGTGCCCGTGACGAGGTGGCCCGTGAAGGCATGGGGGCCATCATCAAGGCCGATGCCGACCTACTGAGCCGCACCCTAGACCGCACCCTGATTCGCTGGATTGTGGAACTGAACCGCCCCATCCTGGGAGAGGGGGCCAAGCCGCCGCAGTTCGCCTGGATCTTTGAGGATGAGGACGACCTGACCGAGGTGGCCACCCGCGACAAGCTTCTGTTTGAGATGGGCTTTCGGCGCACGGTGGAAAGTGTGGCGGAGGTGTATGGGGATGGGTATGAGTTGATGGAGATGCCCTCACCCCCTAGCCCCCTCTCCCAGGGAGGAGAGGGGGAACAAGAGGTGGAGGAGGTGGAGATGGCGGAGGGTGAGGACGACCCCATTGGGCCGCTGCTGTTGCGGTTGCGGGCGCAGGCGCAGCCGGAGATTGTGGCGATGGTGGAGGTGGTGCGGCGGGAGCTGGGCGAGGCCGAGAGCCTGGAGGAATTTAACGACCGTTTAATCACCCTGTTCCCGGAGCTTGAGAGCGGCCCCCTAGCAGAGACGCTGACCCAGGCGATGACCGCCGCTAGGCTGACGGGCCGCTATGCCGTACAGACCGAGATTGCCCAGGAGGAGACCCCATGATTTTGAGCGACCATCCGAGCCACTGCACCAGTGCCGAGTGCCACAGCCTGGGCCGCATGAGCAAGGCCAAGCTGGAGTTGATGCGCATCATGCAGGCCGACCCACACACCACGCCGCTGGAGTGGGCGCGGGTGCTGCAAGAGGCGGCGGCGCTTTGCATCCGCCAAGAGCTTGACCACCAGTGGGAGCAGGAAGACGCATGAACCCACCCACCCTAGAGCGAGAGTTCACGCTGCACTCTACCCGCTACCACCTGGCGCTGATGCCACGGGATTTGCTGGAGGGGCAGTTCCTCATCTTGCTGGAGGACTATCTAGCGCTGCGGGATGTGCTGTGGGAGAAGGAGCAAAACCGAGGGACGATTTATGGCTGAACCCTGGCAACGGCTACCGTTTGAGGAGCAGATCGCCTTTCTGGCCGAGCGGGTGAATGTGCCCACCGACAGCTACCGGGATGTGTCTGGGGCCGAGCACGATGCCGCCTTTGTGGTGGCTGGGGCCAAGGGCGCGGTGCTGAATGATTTTCGGTCGGCGGTGGATCGGGCCATTGCCACGGGGCAAACCCTAGAGCAGTTCCGGCAAGAGTTTGACAGCATTGTGGAGCGCACGGGCTGGACGTTCCGGGGCGGCAGCGCATGGCGGGCCAACGTGATTTGGGACACCAACCTGCGAACCAGCTACGCCGCTGGCCGCTACGAGCAGATGCAGCAAGTGACCACCAGCCGCCCCTACTGGCAATGGCGACACGGCGGCAGCGCCCACCCCCGCCCCCAACACCTGGCGCTGGATGGCAAAGTGTTTCGCCACGATGACCCGTTTTGGAGCAGCTTCGGTAGCCCGCCCCAGGGCTACGGTTGTCGGTGCAGCGTGTTCACCCTCAGCGACCGAGACCTGGAGCGGCGGGGCTTGGCCGCAGAGCCAGGGCCACAACTGGGCGACCGCTTGCCCATCCCCGATCTGCCAGGGCAAACCACAGCGATGAACCCACCGGCAGGCTGGGGCCACCTGCACGGCAGCAGCGGCCCCCAGCACCGTGCCCAGTTGTTGGATGCGGTGACCCGCAGGCTAGACCCGGCATTGGCGGCGCAGGTGAGGCGAGAGGCAGCGGCGTTTGAGGCAAGGCGGCAGAGGTTATCCCAGGATGAGCGCCAAGCCTCCCTCTTGACCCGTCTGCGAGAACAGGGAGAGAACTTCACTGAAGCCGCCGTGAGGTGGGTTGATGAGATGCCCGATGGCAAATTGATTTGGCTAGAGGATGGTGGTGCCGGGAGCGGCTGGACGCACATTCAATCCAAAGCTTCTGATTTTGAGGGGCGAGGCGTAAACCCTGAACGCCTAGAATCTTTGATTCGTGAATCTTTGGTGAGAGGCAGGCCGATTGGCCCCCAAAGCCCCAAGGGAGATCGGATAATTTATGAAGTAGAGTTTGACGGCCAGGTTCAGTATGTTGGCATCACCGTTGGCTCTAATGGTTTTGTCGTTGGTGCCAACCCAGGCGATGCCAGGGTTATCAGGAGGCTATTAGGTGACAACTCTTAAGCTGCACGCAGACTACTACACTGAACCGCTCTGGAATGTTGAGGCGGCTGACTACGCCTCCCCAGCTGAGCTGGGGTTGTCGGCCCAAACCGAGGCTGACCTGAAGGACTGGCAGGAGGAATACGATAGCCTGCTTGACCTGGATAACCCTAGGGATGTGCCCGCCCCCGCCCCCGC